AGTCAAGGGTAGCAACGGCCTGTCCCACGCGAGTAGCTTAGAGTCATTACCAGACGGCATAAAAACAAAGCTCGCACTGCTCAAGATGGGCGAGACCGGCACCATAATCCCCGAGGTAGGCATCCGCACTGGAGCCGATACATTTTATATATTGACTGAAACCCCGTAGAGGGATAAACGCTCATAAGAAGGAGCAAACAACATGGCGTCAACGCCGGAGAAAAAAGTCAAAGATAAAATCGTCAAGGTGTTGAAGGAGGAAGGAGTTTATTACTTCTTCCCCGCCACCCACGGCTTTGGCCGTAGTGGTGTGCCTGACATTGTGTGCTGCGTGAACGGCAACTTCTTGGCCATCGAAGTCAAGGCAGGGACTAACAAGCCTACTGCCCTGCAGGTGCGTGAGATTGAAGCCATACGCAGGTGTAACGGCGTAGCCGTGGTAGCTAACGCTGAAAACTGGGACTCGGTGCGCGCACTGGTGCGCCTCCTCAAGTAACGAAGGAAACCAAATGACCATTACTACAGGCCGAGGCAAAGCCGACCAAGACATCATCCGTGCCATTGGGTACATTACGGACGACAAGTATATCGCAGCGTATTTCGGTGTGGATGTGAAGCGCGTCAATCACCTCCGTGCCCAAGTGAATAGGGACAAAGCTAAGGCAGAACCGGTGCGGCAGGTGAAGCTATCAGAGAACGCAAAGCCAACGTCTCACTATTCAGGCATGAACAGCGATGCTGAACGCAAATGGAACGCTAACGCCAAGGAAGGTTCAGCGCAGTTACTTAAGGCACTGCTCAAGTTCTTTGCAAACAGGGAACGCAGACTAAGGGAGCAGAGCAATGGATAAAGTCGCAGTGTCCGTTATGGACGTAGCTAACCACACCACGCTGCACGAGTTCACCCTCGACCCAACCAAGGCAACTTATGTGGTGCCAGAAGGCAGCAAGTTCGGCTTCATATTCGAGCCAGAAAGCAGCAAACATGAACGGACACTAACACATGACCCTAAGACAATTCCTGCAGGATAATTTCGGCTGGGATATTTATGAATGGAGTGAAGATGACATCAGGTTCTAACACGCGGAAGTCCAAGTACGGCCTCAATACTATGGAGGTAGGTGAGGCGCGTGTGTTCGATACCCCTACTCCACGTGATAAGACTTTAATACGTCGCGCTGCACATAACCGGAACGAGAGGACCAAGATGTACTTCATAACCCGCTCCGAAGGTAACACCATACGCGTAACAAGGGTACGGTAATGGATAAGGGGTGGCCGAAAGTTACGGTTTTTGGGGAGTTCAACGAAATGGCATTATGCACGGGGTGTAATAAGGACGCTACGGAGACCCGTATATCCTACTACTGCGTGGACGCTGTCAATGGCGGTCCATACCTATGCGATGAATGCCGAGCAAAGGACTAAACGATGGCGGTACGCCTAACCAATATACGCAAAGCACTCGCGCAGAGCCTAGACGATATTTTTAGCGATGCTTTTACCGCTACGTTTTTCCATGGGTGGGCGGTCTACTACGACTACTGCCACGAGAATATGACGTACCGAGTCGGTAATGTAGAACCGTGGGATAAGCTCCATCATGGACCCATTGGTTCCCCCTTCGCCGCACCGGGACTAATATGGATTGAAGAAGCACCAGACGAACTAGGTGCCTACGTAGCAGCAATGCGCATGTTAGAGGAATTACATAAGTGACTGACATCTTGGTTTTGGATTTTGAAACATATTACGACCAGAAGTTTAGCCTGTCTAAGATGACAACGGAGGAGTATATCCGTGACCCGCAGTTCGAGACCATCGGCGTTGCAGTCAAGCGCAACGAGGAACCAACCGAGTGGTTCAGTGGGACCAAGGCGCAAACCAAGCGGTGGCTGGATAAGTGGGACTGGGATAACAGCGTAGCTGTAGCTCATAACGCCATGTTCGACATGGCCATCCTTAACTGGTGTTATGACATTCGCCCCAAGCGCATTGCTGATACCCTGTCTATGCTTCGTGCTATTGATGGGCCGCATGCTGGTAACAGCCTAGCTAAAGCAGTTGAGCGTTACGGTCTGGGCGAGAAGGGCACCGAGGTTATCAATGCGCTAGGCAAGCGGCGGCTGGACTTCACTGACGAGGACCTAGAGCGGTACGGCGACTACTGTATTAATGACGTAGCGCTGACGCAGAAGTTGTTTGCGGCACTGGCACCACTCGTGCCTGTGTCCGAGCTGCGGCTGATTGACCTTACTATCAGGATGTTTACCGAGCCGGTGCTGGTCTTGGACAAACAAGTCCTCACAAAACACGTGTCTAATGTGAGGAGCAAAAAAGCCGAGCTTATGAAAGCAGTCGAGGCGGACAAGGACGCACTGATGTCCAACCCCAAGCTAGCTTTGCTGCTACGTGACATGGGTGTAATCCCACCTACGAAGGTAAGCCCGAAGACAGGCAAGGAAGCATTCGCCTTCGCCAAGAGTGACGAGGGGTTCAAGGCACTGCTTGAGCACCCCAACCCGCGAGTGCAAGCGGTAGTAGCTGCGCGACTGGGTGTGAAGTCTACGCTTGAGGAGACGCGGACCGAGCGGTTCATCAACATTGCTGACCGGGGACCGTTACCAGTTCCACTACGCTACTACGCAGCCCACACAGGCAGGTGGGGTGGCGACGACAAGGTGAACCTTCAGAACCTACCGCGCAAGTCACCGCTCAAGAAGTCCATGCTAGCACCGGAAGGCTATGTGTTTATCGACTGTGACTCGTCGCAAATCGAAGCGCGGACCTTGGCGTGGCTAGCTGGGCAAGATGACTTGGTGGAGTTCTTTGAGAAGAACAATGCAGAAGTCGCAGCGGGTGTAGACAAGATGGACATGCAGTTCGACCCGTACAAAATCATGGCTTCGGAGATATACGGCAAACCTGTAAGCGAGATAAACGAGCATCCCGAGCGGTTCATAGGTAAGACAACCATCCTAGGCTGCGGCTATGGTATGGGTTCGGCTAAGTTTAGGATGCAGCTGGAGACCATGGGTGTATCACTGATGTCCAGCGAGTGTGCCAGCATCGTCTACAAGTACAGGGACCAGTTTAGCCGCATACCTGCCCTGTGGGAGCAGGGGGACGTCGCTCTTGAGGCGCTTATGTCCACGCGCACTGCACCGTTAGGTAAGCATGAAGCGGTGCTGATTGATATGTTCGGTGTGCGTCTGCCTAACGGCATGTACTTGCGGTACGATAACCTACGTAAGGAGCGGGACCAGAAGTCAGGTCGGGGCCAGTTTGTCTACGACGTCAAGAAGGGTCGGGCTACGCTACCTACGTACATATACGGCGGCAAGCTCATAGAGAATGTGTGTCAGGCACTCGCTCGTATCATCATAGGTGAGCAGATGCTCATGGTCGCACGTAAGTACCGTGTAGTCATGACCGTGCACGACGCTGTGGGTGTTATCGCACCCATAGAGGAAGCCGACAAGGCCCGTGCGTTTGTCGAGGCGTGTATGCGCATACGGCCCAAGTGGGCACCGACATTACCATTAAACTGTGAAAGCAAGATAGGAGCAAGCTATGGCGGATGAACCACATGACGTAGTTAAACTACTCATTGCACGGATGGAGAGCCACCCTGAGGAGTTTAGTTCTGACAACGAGCGATTTAGTGTCCGTTGGGAAAGGTACATATCTGATATAGAGGCTTTCGGGAACGAGGCCGACAAGGCTGCGCTAAACGCGAAGCTGCGCGACATCTGGATGGTTAAAATTCATGAGAAAGTGATGGACGAGCTTTGCAATGGCGAAGAACGCCGCCGCAAGGAAGCTGAAGACCGCGAGTATGAACGGCATCTTGCACACGCAGCGATGCAGCAGCAGCAGAAAGCTTATGTTAACCAGATACAAGGGATGGCAGGTCAACTTTATGGCGGTGGTGGCGGCGCTGGCGCTGGTATAGTGGGTAAGTCTTACACCCACGCAATAATGGACGAGCACGACTCTGAGCTTGATAGGTTACGGAGCGCAGTACCTACGTTATATGGCGACTATGGAAGCGCCACCAGCGTTCTACCCGTAGCTAATGGTGGGACTGACAGCACCATCATCGACCAAATTAAAAACATGCTAAAGAAAGGAAAGTAGATATGGAGAACCTATTAGTAATAAGCATGGTTTGGCTTTTGGCGGTTGGGTTTGGGCTTGGCCTCTACATAAGCACCTATATAGGCCCTTACAAAACCATCAAACGCGACGAACGGCTCAATGCCGAACTACATAAACTAACTGACCGCGACGAGCGTGGCCGTTTCCGTGGAGGTAAATAATGACTGAAGAAAAACGCCCAAGCCTTATGATTGCCACCCCCATGTATGGTGGCATGTGCACGGGACACTATGTGCAAGGTCTGCTTATGACCATGGCTAAGATGCGCGAAGTTGGCGTCAACGTAGCGTGGTGCCAGATTATGAACGAGAGCCTTATCACGCGGGCACGTAACGACTTAGCACGGGTGTTCCTTGAGAGTGACCATGACTACCTCATGTTCATCGACGCTGACATCGGCTTTGACGGGGAGGCCATCGCGCACCTCATGCTGGCCGACAAGGACATCGCATGCGGCATCTACCCTAAGAAGGAAGTGAACTGGGATAGCGTCAACCGCGCTGCCGTTGCAGGCAAGACGGACCTTGCGGACCATGCCGGAGCCTTTGTGTTTAACATGGTAGGCACTGGTGACGTGCACACAGACGAGACAGGTTGCATCGAAGTCCGCCATGGCGGTACAGGCTTCATGCTAATCAAGCGGAAGGTATTCGAGCAGTTGCTACCGCACGTGCCAACCTACCGTACATCGTCGTTTAAAAACGACAAAGGCGAATATGAGAAGCCTTTGACCCACGAATTTTTCGCTACCAGCATAGACGCCACAGGCGCGTTGCTAAGCGAAGATTACCATTTTTGCGAACTGTGGCGTAATCACGGTGGCAAAATACACGCCCACCCGTTCATCAAGTTGCATCATGTAGGCACGTATGTGTTTGGTGGTGACATCCTGAAGAGCGGCGGCAATCTTAAATGAAGGAGCAAGTAAAATGAGGAAGAAAGAAAAAGCAGCAGCAATCATCAAACTGCTGAAGAAGGGTATGACCCCCATGGAGATTACCCAGCGTATGGATGCAAGTTACAACTACGCATGGAAGTTGAAGAAAGACTTGGAGGCAGCGGCAGCTGCAACGGCAGAGCAAGCTATGAGGCCGATTAAGGAAGTCATGGCGCAAAAGCTCGTAGCTAAGATATCGAGCAAAATCGAACCCAAGGCTGGTGAGTATGTCATAGTCGAGGGGGCTAAGTCTGCACAAGAGGTAGACGCAATCCTTAACCAACGTGCTTCCACTTATGGTAGCTTCGTAGATGTAGCCAAGGTAGCGCAGCAGTTGAAGCACGTTGCAGCCTCACATACCATTGCTGTCGGCGTAGAACTTAGTCACGACAAAATTGAAGCCCTAGAGATGATATTCAGCAAGATTGCACGTATCATTAACGGTAATTCTGACCACGTAGATAGCTGGGTGGATATCGCAGGGTATGCGCAGCTTGTTGCTGACCGCTTGCAAGGGAAGGTGCGCTAATGCTTACTCCTGATGAAGCTATGCGGCAGGCACATGCAACTGCCCGCGAATACGCAAACCACGGCATCCGTGCGTTTGAAGACCTAACAGGGCTGGACCCCGCGAAGAACCCGAAAGCTATGGCTATATTCGTTTCTGGGTTTATGCAGGCTGCAGCTATTGACTTTGCAGCGTGGACTGCAAAAACGTGAGTGAACGTCGTTACCGTGATATGATTACGGCCATTGAACGGGACACGACAGGCACGGGGGTGGAGTTTGACTTCACCCCTTCGTCTAAGCACATAAAAGTGCGACTGCGTAAGGACGGTAAAGAGCGACTTGTCGTTATGTCTGCATCTGCTAGTGACCACAGAGCCATTATGAATAGAGCAAGGGACGTGCGCCGTGCCGTTCGTGAGCTAACAGGAGTATAACAGTGACAGCGTGGTCCTACAGTAGCATTAAGACCTTCGACCAGTGTCCGAAGAAGTACTTTCACCTAAAGGTGATTAAGGACGTAAAGGACGACCCCGGCGAAGCAGCTATCTATGGGACCGACGCGCACGAAGCAGCCGAGCATTACATCAAGCATGGCACCCCTATACCAGAGAAGTTCAGCATCATGCGACCCGTGGTGGAAGTGCTGGCTAAGGTTCCGGGCGAGAAGCACACCGAGTTGAAGCTAGGCGTCAGGAAGACGGATACTGGCTACGAGCCATGCGGCTTCTTCGATAAGGACGTATGGTGGCGCGGCATCGTCGATTTGCTCATCACGAACAAGACGACTGCCCACATGATTGATTATAAGACAGGCAAGAACGCCAAGTATGCGGACATGAAGCAGCTGGACCTGATGGCTGGCGCGGTGTTCGTGCACTACCCAGAGATAACTAAGGTTAAGTCGGGGCTGGCGTATGTGGTGTCTAACGAGTTTCCGAAGAAGACTCACACACGTGAGCACTTGAATACGTACCTATCCGTGTTTGATAACCAGCTCGAGCAGTTGGATGCAGCTATGGATAACGGCGTATGGAACGCAAAGACCAGCCCGCTATGCGGCTGGTGCCCAGTAAAAAGCTGCGAGCATTGGAAGCAGCGTAGGTAGGAGCAGAGATATGGATGAAGTAAGCCCACAGACCCAAGCCGAGTTGGAGCTGAAGTTGTCAGACAACGTGCGGGAATTGATACGCCAACACGTACGGGACGCCTTTAACGACCCCGTCTTTATGGACTATCTGGCGGTAGACTTGCTGCACCGCAAACTAGAAATACGTAGCTATGGCAGTGGGAGCTTTGCGCAAGCCGTTCGGGGTGTTATAGCCCAGCAGATGAACAAATACTAAGGGCATATCATGGCACGGAATTACAGGGCGGAGTACGACAAGTACCAAGGCACAGAGACGCAGAAGAAGAACCGCGCTGCGCGCAATGCGGCCCGTGCCAAGATGATGAAGGCTGGCAAAGTCAGTAAGGGCGATGGAAAAGACGTCGCCCACGTAAAAGCATTTGACAAGGGCGGCACTAACAAGACAGGGCTGCGTGTAGAAAGTAAGACCACCAACCGGTCGTTCCTCCGTGATAAGAAGGGTAACCTCGTGTCGGAGCGCAGCAAACGGGAACGTAAGAAGTAACCACGAAGGAGCACTCGTGCAGATAATTGATAACAAGGCGCTGCTAGTTACAGCGCCGAACGCACATACTATACCCGATTACATTGCGAAGAGTGCCCCAGTCGAAGGCGGAGCCGTAGCAGTACACTGGGGGCTACACGAGGCTACGAAGCTAGCCCAGCTTGGGTTCGACGGCGTGCCGTCTCCCATGTTACGCGACTATAAGTGGACAGGTAAGTACTCGCCGTTCGACCACCAGAAAGAGACAGCTTCGTTCCTGTCAATCCGCAAACGCGCATTCTGCTTCAACGAGCAGGGCACAGGTAAGACGGCTAGCGTCATCTGGACGGCTGACTATCTGATGAAGAAGGGCAAGGTTAACCGCGTACTGGTGCTATGCCCGTTGTCGATTATGAAGTCGGCTTGGCAGCGCGACCTTTTCACCTTTGCTATGCACCGCTCGTGTAGCGTTGCGCATGGTGCAGCACCGCAGCGTAAGAAGATTATCGCAGCAGGGGCAGAGTTTGTCATCATCAACTTCGACGGTCTTGCTATCGTGAAGGACGAGATAATTGCAGGTGGCTTTGACCTTATCGTGGTGGACGAGGCGAACGCATATAAGAACGTGCAGACCAACCGCTGGAAGATTTTCAGCCAGATTGTGAAGGCCACAGACCCACGGCTCTGGATGATGACGGGTACGCCCGCTGCGCAGTCTCCGATAGACGCGTATGGATTGGCCAAGCTGGTTAACCCAGAGGGTTGCCCTAAGTATTTTACCGAGTTCCGCGCCGCAGTCATGCACAAGGTAACGCACTTCAAGTGGGCACCGAAGCCCTACGCATCCGAATATGTGCACAACATACTGCAGCCAGCCATCCGGTTTGAGAAGAAAGATTGTCTTGACTTGCCCGATGTGACCCACACGTCACGTGATGCTCCGCTAACGACGCAGCAGAACAAGTACTATAAGATGCTCAAGGAGCAGATGCTGATTGAGACAGGCGGCGAGGAAGTCAGCGCGGTCAACGCGGCTACGCAGATAAACAAGCTACTGCAGATAAGCGGAGGCGCGGTCTACACGGATACTGGCGAGGTGCTGGAGTTCGATGTGTCTAACCGCATTAACGTCGTACTCGAAGTCATAGAAGAAGCCAGTAACAAGGTGCTGGTCTTTGTGCCGTTCACGCACACTATTGAGATACTTCGTGCTAGGCTGGAGAAGGAAGGCATATCGTGCGGCGTCATCAACGGGAAAGTGTCGCTGAATAAACGCAGTGAGATTATCGAGCGGTTCCAGACAGGCAAAGACCCACACGTGCTTATCATCCAGCCACAGGCTGCATCGCACGGTCTTACGCTCACGGAGGCAGACACTATCATCTGGTATGCGCCGGTAACCAGCGTGGAGACTTACCTGCAAGCTAACGCACGTATCGACCGTCCCGGCCAGAAGAACGCCATGACCATCGTGCACATCAAAGGCAGTCCAGTGGAAGAGCGGCTGTACAGCATGCTCAAAAATAATATCGCCAACCACGAAAAACTGATTGACTTGTACAGGGAAGTTATGGAAATATAAGATTTGACATTGTCAAAGACCCGTGGTAGCTAACAATAACCAAGGCACCACAACCAAGAAGGAGCAAACGAATGGATGATTTACCCGTAGACAAGCTTGTACGTGTCTACCGCAAGATACGCGATGCCGTGCAAGAGAAGGAAGACGCCCACAAAGCCGAGATAGCAGAGCTTAAAGAGCAGATGGACATGATTAGCACCAAACTGCTCGAAGTATGCAACACCCAGAACGTCGATAGCCTCCGCACTAAGGAAGGCACGATAACAAGGCGCGCTGCGACCCGCTACTGGACGAGCGATTGGGAGTCCATGTACAAATTCCTCAAGGAGCATGATGTCATGCACCTTCTCGAACAGCGCATCCACAACGGCAACATGCGTACTTACCTAGAGGAGAACCCCGACGTCCTACCCGTCGGCCTCAATGCAGATACCAAGTATGTGCTTTCGGTTCGCAAACCTACAACTAAGTGAGAGAAACAATGACCAATTTGACTATCTTCAAAAACCCTAACGCCGTTGCTGCTTCGGCACTGCCACCATCGAAGATGGGTGCGCAGATTGCTTCGAGCATGGGCGGTTATAACCGCATCGCCACCAACACCAACGGCACGTTCAAGCGTATCGTAAACGGTGAGCAGGTCGGCAAAGCCATCCGTGGTGAGTTCAACGCCATCATCCTTGCTATGTTGGAAAAGCCTAGCCGTAGCTTCTATGCCAGCGACTATGACCCCGACGCTAAGGGCAGTGCACCTGACTGCTTCTCTAACCTAGGGGATAAGCCAGAAGCATCCGCAGCCAACCGTCAAGCCAGCAACTGCGCTAGCTGCCCTAAGAACATCGACGGTTCCGGTAAGAACGGTAAGGGTAAAGCCTGTCGTTTCAGCCGCAAAGTTGCATTGTTCCTAGACGGTGACGAGTCCGGCGACGTGTATCAGTTCAACATCCCAGCTAAGTCGCTATTCGGTAAGGGCACGGGCAACACCCTCCCGTTCGAGCAGTACTGCCGCCATCTGGTATCTAACGGCGCAGCGCCTGACCGCGTGGTAACAACCATTGCATATAACCTCGACGCAGAAACCATGGAGCTTAACTTCACTGCCGACCGGTTTATCACACCCGAAGAGCTGGAGCGCGTCACAGAGGCACAAGAGAACGCTGCTACGACCCGCCTAATCAGCTTTGACGCAACGAAGACCGCTGCCGCAGAAGAACCTGCCAAGCTTGCAGCGCAGCCAGAGGTGAAGGCGAAGAAGCCATCCTTCTTGGATGATGACGACGGTGAAGACGACGAGGAAGAAGCACTGCCAGAACCAGTGAAGCGCGCCTCTAAGAAAGCTGCACCTGCCGAAGTCCCTGCTGGTAGCCTCGCTGCTGTAGTTAGTGACTGGGCTGACGACGAAGAAGAAGACGACTAATGAGCGGCGGTTATAGCCTACGTATTCAGGAGGCCAATGCCAAGGCAAGCAAACACAAGTTGGGTGTTCGTCTGGGTAGGCTCTGCATTGCGCAGGACATCCCCGTAGCCGTAGTAGCTAAGTGCACAGGCGTAACGAGGCAGACAGTGTATAACTGGTTCTGCGGGACTTCGGTCCCGCAGGGCACTGCCACGGCGCTTATAGCTTCATACATGGCAAGTCTGGAGAGCTCTGTCTCCTAAGAGGCAGAGAGTATTTTCTTTTAGGAATGGGCGTGTGATTTGCCCTATGGAGTGGTGTCTGCGTGGCGGAGGAATTTGACCTTTTATCAGCGGTGCAGCCCGAAGAGGGCTGGTACGCTATCGTCGGGCTAAGCCCCGACAGTAAGCAACAGGAGTTAGTAGAAACACGTGAAGAGGCCGACGCATGGGCCAAGACATTTCTCAACCAAGGGAAGAATGTATTTTTTGGTGTAGCTAAATATATAGACGGTAAGTCGCGCACCAAGCAAAACGTGAAAGCATTGAAGTCGCTCTGGCTGGACATAGATTGCGGACCGGAGAAGGACTACGATACACAGCAGGAGGGCGTAGACGCCCTTCGTAGCTTCTGCAAAACAGTCGGTATGCCTAAGCCTACCCTAGTTAACTCTGGGCGCGGTCTGCACGTATACTGGACGTTGACCGAAGAAGTTACACGCGAAGAGTGGGAGCCGGTATGTCTACGGCTAAAGGAAGTCTGCACCACTAAGGGGCTACGTGTCGATAACAGCTGCTTCGAGGCAGCGCGCATCTTGCGTATTCCGGGCACGTTTAACTTTAAGGGCACAGACCCACTGCGCGTTGAAGTGATGGTTGTCGGTAAGCCGACGCCCATACAGACCATACGTGACGTGCTGGGGGTAAAGGAGACGAAGGCGTCACCACTGGGTGACATGCCGGTGTTCACACCTAGTCCGTTATCTAAGGTTATCCGTGCTAGCATGGAGTCCAGCTTCACTAAGATTATGAAGCGCGGTGAGAACGGGTGCAGGCAGCTTAACGCCAGTTACGAGGACCGCAGGGAGATATCAGAACCACGTTGGTTTGCTGCGTTGTCAATCGCCAAGTTCTGCAAGGACCGCGATAAGGCAATACACAAGCTATCTGCGGACCACCCTGACTACGACCCCGACAAGGTTGAGCAGAAGGTAACGCACATAGTCGGGCCGCACACCTGTGCGGAGTTCGAGAAGCACAATCCCGGCGGATGCGCAGGGTGCCCGCATATCGGCAAGATACGTTCACCTATTACGTTAGGTAAAGAGCTGAAGGAGGCAACTCCAGAGGACAACGTGGTCATTGAGGAGACCGCCGTTGGGGCAGTCAAGTTCCATATACCCGAGTTCCCTTTCCCCTACATGCGGGGCAAGCACGGTGGTGTATGGCGCAAGGTTATGCCCAAGGACGAGGAAGAAGGCGTCGAGGACGTAGCACTGGTGTACCCGTACGATATCTATGTGGCCAAGCGGATGGATGACCCTGTCGAGGGTGGCGTAGCCCTTATCCGTCTGCACACACCGCAGGATGGCGTCAAAGAGTTCACGGTGCACAACTCCAAGATGGCGGATGGCAACGAGCTGAAGAAGCTTCTCGCCTCTAAGCACGTGATGCTAAGTTCCAAGACGGACTACGCGTACTTGGTGGACTTCATAATTAAATCAATAGCCCAATATTTTCACAGCACAAAGGTAGAGCAAATGCGTAATCAATTTGGATGGGTAGATAACGACAGTAAGTTTATCATTGGCGACCGCGAGATAAGCGCGGAAGGGACGTACCATAGTCCGCCCTCGTCAGTTACTAAGGTAGTAGCCGAGCACATGACGGCTAAGGGCACACTCGAGAAGTGGCGTGAGGTGTTCGACCTGTACGGACGTCCGGGCCTTGAAGGGCATGCGTTCGCAGCAGCCACCGCCTTCGGTGCGCCTCTGTTGCGCTTCTCCGGTCAGCGTGGGGCAATCATTAACGTGGTGCACCCCAAGTCAGGCACAGGTAAGACAACAGCCTTGCAGATGGCGAACAGTGTATACGGTGACCCCGTAGCGCTCTGTGCCAAGAAGGACGACACGTTCAACTCGAAGGTGTTTAAGATTGGTGTCTTCTGTAACCTGCACATCAGCTTTGACGAAATGTCGAACACAGAGCCTAAGCAACTAAGTGAACTCGCCTACCTAATTACACAGGGCACAGGCAAGGACCGCATGAAGGCGTCCTCCAACGAGCTTCGGGCAAACCTGACATCGTGGCAGACTATCGCACTGTGCTCGTCTAACCACTCGTTCTACGAGAAGCTGGAGATTGCTAAGGGTTCACCAGACGGTGAGACCATGCGTATTATCGAGTACAGCATCGACTATTCTGACGCGATTGACATCGAGTATGGCAAGAAGATGTTCGACCACCAGCTGCTAGAAAACTACGGGCATGCAGGTGATATCTATGCACGCTATCTTATCACGCACTACGACGAGGTTAAGGCGCTCTATGCTACGGTCCAACAGCGCATCGACTCCAAGCTTAAGCTAACCCAGCGTGAGCGTTTCTGGTCAGCCACGGCAGCTGCTAACATAACAGGTATCTACATCGCCCTGCATCTGGGCCTGTGCAACTGGGACATCGCCGCAATCTTCAAGTGGACGTGCAAGATGATACTCAACCTGCGCAACACGATGACACCGCCACCTGAGGGTGAGCAGCAGATACTTGGTGAGTTTATGAACGCCCGTCTGAGCAACGTTCTCATAGTTAATGATGGGCTAGACCGGCGCAGCAAGATGGTAGAAGTGCCAGTATTGGAGCCAAAGCAAGAGCTTATGATACGTTACGAGCCAGACACGGCCAAGGTCTATATAACTGCTAGCTCATTCCGTGAGTATTGTGGGGCACGTAACATCGCATACCGCTCGACCATTAACGCCATGAAAGCCAAAGGCCTGTATCTGGAGTCCGGCAACAAGCGCATGTCGAAGGGTATGTCTATCAACACGGTGCCTGTGCAGGCACTAGTCTTCGACGCTAACCATCCTGATTTCAGCGGCATTACGGACCTGTTCAACAACGTAGTATCAGCTGCGCAGCCGGAGGCCGACGAAGAATGAAGGT